AATCCGATAAAGCCGGCGCGTGGGTACTGTAATCTTGTTGCATTAGTCATAGTGTTGCCTCCAATTAAGCAAGGTAAATTATAGTGGCCAGAGTGTTCTGCACCACGAAATCTATTTATATGACTTATGTATCGGACTTAGACTTAATTTCGGATTTAATCCATTTAATTGCGGTTTTGTTTTCAGGCTTCGCTTTTGAAAATTTAGCCATTTCTCTATATGCTCGAGTAGTCTCTGAATCGTAATCCTTACCTTCAGAATTATCCACGACTATGAACCTCTTCTTTCCAAACAGGGTCTGGAAAGCACCAATATTCTTTTGAACCGTAGTCCAATATTGTTCTACCTCTACTGGAGGCAACGTACGTGGACGTTTAGTATTACGATCTTGTGCAGTCTCAAGGTCAGTATTGACAAAGATCATGGCAACATCATATCCAAGCTTCTTTAATGCTTTAGCTTGAAACTTAAGTTTACCTATATCCTTGCCAGTACCATCAATGACAAGACCAAGCCGTCCTTGAATATATCGCTGTTGCTTTGTACCTGTAAGAGCTTTAGCTTTATTACGGATCTCTTGGCCTTGTACTGAGAAGATATTATCTGGAGTTGTTTCCAATCCAGCCTTTGCCATAGCAGCTTCAAACGCATCATCGGAATTCACTATCTTAAACCCAAGGGCAGTTAATCCGGTTTTGCCTACAATAAAAGATTTACCAGAGCCAGGACCACCAGCTAAAAATACCGCCTTAAAAATAGCAGGATCATTTACGCCTTCGGTAATGTCTAAGTAATCTTTAAATGTATTCATTTTAATTGGAGCCTATATTGTACTTTGGACAAAGTTCCCATTCAGATTTCTCTTTATATGAGATAATTTTGATTTGCTTTAACGGCGCGGTATTCAGTGTTTGACTAGTATCAACTATATCTAGTAAACCCCAATCACCTAATAGAGTAGTAATAGTATTACGTCTCTCTAAATCGTTAGAATTTAAGTTTGATCCCTTACCATCCAATAAAAACAATTCCTTAAAGTGTACTATAAAGTACCTTCCTTGTTTATGTAATATATGACATGACTGAAATAATTTCTTATCCATGGAAGATGCTACACCTATCCGTGTCAATGTCTCTTTTACTTTTAGAAAATCGTCTGGTTCGTTAAGTGTTATCTCCAACATATGAGCTGGAGTCCATTCTATATGTTCAACATTATTATTGTTTTCCACCGTGATTCATCCTATCTTTCAATATACTCAATTGATCTTTGTTTAATATATTCAAAGCTTCTTCTGCTCGAGCAGTGTTGTATCCATATGCACTTTTTAATAAGTCTATGTCTTTACTAGAAGAGGCTTTATGCCATTTAGAAAAACGTTTCCGTTTTCTAATCGTATTTATACAAAAATCAAACTGAAGACGGTGGTCGATATTATGGTGGATGTTCATCTCATTAGCAATAAGAACTGTGTCATTAAAGTAAGACAACGACCGATTAACCATAAACGGCACATAATCTTTCTCAGCAAGGTCATCTACCATTATATCGGCTTTGCTATAGTTCACTGCATTTACATAATCAAAAGGATTCATATTTTACTCGTTAAGTAGTTGTGGCGATCCAGCTTGTAGAGCCCAGTCTTCGGCGATATTCTCTACCTGTCCGACACTCATTCCTGCATGCATTACCCGCTTATTTAAACGAAACATTGAATCGCGATAGTCAATATAGTAATCGCCGTTAATAATACGCTTAACTTGTGCGGTTTGTCCTTCTCTAAAGTATTCGGATATTACAATGCTTTCCTCTATACTCATAACTTATACTCCTATGAAATTGCCTGAATTAATACCTGAAGGCGTAAGATGTCTAATGCGATATCATAACGTGGGTCATGTACCACTACGTCTTTCCAATCAACAGAGTCAGGCACAAAACTGTTAGATATATTACTACCATACGATAGACCGTCAATCATTGAACGTGTATCTCTAATTGACCACCATGGATATGGTGAAGGCTTATTCATGATTTTACACATTGTTTCTGTAATAATAGGATCGAATGTGTTGCCACGAGTATATACAGCAGCTTCAGTGGTATATATGCTTGCCAATACATCTGGCATTTCAGTAATAGAAACATCAGTTGAATAAGCCTTTAACTGAGACCTTTGTGCCTCTTTAGACTGCGTCTTCCACCAATCAAGTGTGGAAGCTTCAATCACACGTTTATATACTTTGACCTGCTCATTGACGTCAAACTTAACATATGTGGATCCATCTACAATCTCGTTTAGAGTATATGGATTACTAATAAAGCGGTCTGTATCAAAAGCGAATACCGCCATTGATAATACTGGACAATTGACTACGTCTTGACCTAGTGTCTCATAGTCATAAATCATTGAATTAATCATTTCCATTCACTATTTGCCATAATCTCTGTGAGACATGCGGCAGTATTAAGTTCATGATCTGCGACAAAAGCATTTTTATACTGATAGTCTGCAAGGATTAGAATGATTTGTGGAACACTATTAGAGGTAAGTTTGCTAGTCATCGTGTCATATATTTTACGAAATAACACATGCGGTTCTGTATCAGAGTTCTCACCGACCCACTTACGCATCTTATTAAAGTCTTTATCTTTAAGATGTTTGACTAGTTCTGTGAATGAATCATCTGACATGTTACTTAGAATACCAGCATCAATTGTACCTGAGGTACTATAACGTTGACACTCATTAATAACACGACGCCAATCAGGCGCATGAGTCATAATAAGATTAGCAATAACCTTCTTATCGTATGTGACACCTTCTTCGGTTAGAATACGTTCAAGACGTTTCATAAAGGCTGCAGATAGGTATGCAAGTGCCTTCTTTGAAGTATTGAATTCGTATATAGAACAACGAGAATGGAGTGGTGTTATAATACGATTCTTAAAGTTACATGTTAGGATGAAACGACAGTTACTAGAGAACTCTTCCATGAATCCACGAAGTGCGGGTTGAGTACTTTGAGCATTTAAGTAATCTGCTTCATCAAGGATGACAACTTTTAGTCCGCCTTGAAGTGATACAGTACTTGCAAATTGTTTAATAGTCGTACGAAGTGTATCAATGTTTCCTGATTCAGAAGCGTTGATAATGATATAGTCTAGATCTAGACTGTGGCAAATAGCACGAGCAATAGTAGTCTTACCTACACCTGCCGTACCTGAAAGAAGCATGTTTGGAACATTACCACTCTTTGCGATTTCAGAGAAGGTCTGAGATAGATCTTCACTTAGGATACATTCGTCAATAGTTTGTGGACGGTATTTCTCCACCCATAACATATCTGCTTTATTCATTCACTACTCCATAATATATTGGTGTACCTATTATAACATAGATACACCAGTTTGTACACAACTATTTTACGCCTCTGCAGAGAATAAAGCTTCATATAAAGTTTCAACATCATCTGCTACTTCAGTAGTTTCAGCAATGTTTTGCTTATGGTATGCCGATGCAACCTTCTTAAGATACTTCTTAGGAAGATCAAACTTGTCGGATAAGTCATCAATTGTTTCTTTGATGTAATCACGTTCACCTTCAGTACGTACCATTGAGTTAGAAATTTCTTTCATAGCTGAACGGATTGCTTGACGGTCTGTAGGAGAAGATGGGATAATTAAATTGTTCATAATATAGATCTCTTAGATATTAAATTTAGATGATTTTTCAAGTGCTACCCAATAGGTTAATTGGTCAGCGGTGTTTTCAAACTTAGAAATTAGTTTAGACGATATAGATACTTTATAGTCCCCTTGTACGAATTTGAAGTTATTGATGTTAAATACTAACTCAAAGTCATTGTCATACTCAAGGTCTGATTCAACGTCTAGTTTATACGAGTTAGCGGTTTTGTTGGCAATATCAGTAGATAATAATGTCAACGACGAACTTCCGGATGTACCTTTAACTACAATATCAGTAGTACCAAGAACAGCAGAAGATTTGCGTAATGAATTTAAGTCTTCATTACTTAGTACAAACTCAACTTCGGTGGAAGGCATCTTAATGTCTTTCGAAGGTGATGTGAGTATGGATGTGTCAGAGAAGAAGTACTTAATAGACTGCCGTCCCTGATTAATAGTAACATATTTCATGTCTTCATTAAAAATGAATTCAGGATCTTCAAACATACCAATAACATTTAAGAACTCATTCAGATCATAGATTCCGAATCCGTGTTCAAATGTTTCAGTTATATCTGCAGAACTAAGAATGTTCTTAGCATTTGACATGGTTTTAACCGTGCTGCCTTCGCTGAATACTATGTTTGAATTAATCGAACTAAAGTTTTTTAGAATCGATAACGTCTTACTGGATAATTTCATTGGTACTTCCTTTATAATGTAACTTGATTATGATACTATTATATCACGATTTGAGTGCACTGTACACCTTTTTTTCATTTAATTTTACTAAAATTGCGATCTTTTATAAATTCGATCTTACTACGGAACTTACTTTCTAATATCTCGCCCTTATGTGAAATGACGAACACATTGGTTCCTTCATCTAACGTATTAAGAATTTTCATTAGATTTTCTACACCATCGTGGTCCATAGATGAATCAAATGTCTCATCAAGGATCAATAGGTTTGTATTAGTAGAATTCTTCATACGTGCAATCTGACGCCATGTGAACATTAATGCCAAATCGATACGTGTCTTTTCACCTTCTGAAAACGACTCATATGAGAAGTTATCCCTATGGCGTGAACGAATACTCTCGTCAAAGTTTTCATCTAGATTGAATGATACAAAGAAATCAAGAATCTGTAGGTAACTATTGATAAGTTTATTCATTACAGGCAAATATTCTTTAATGACCTTAGTCTTAATACCTGTATCTTTTAGCATTTCTGCAATAACAATAGCGTATGAGATCTCCTCATTGATCTGATACTTACGATCAGCAAGCTGTATTTTAGTGTCTTGCAGTTCAGTTAGTTCAATCTTTGCTTTATCAATATCGCTATTACTTGCCGTACTATTAAGGATTTCTTCTTCAAGTGTTGCGATATTACTATCGACGTTATTAATATTAGTTTCAGTAAGTTTAAGCGTCATCTTTATATCACGCTTCTGCTTTAACTTATCACTAATAATTTCAATAGTATCTAATACTTCGTTGAATTCAGAATCAATATTCTTCTTCGTATCCAACTTAGTCTTAGCTATACTATTAATGTCATCGATCTTAGACTTACGTAATGATTCATCTATCGTCTGCGTACAAGAAGGGCACTCGTCATTTGATGAATAAAATTTAGATTCATTCATTAGAACCTTTAATTCGGTATTTAATGTATGCTGATCCATACTAAGACTAGTCTTTCTATCAGAAATTGAGCTTAAACTTGATTCAGTAATGGCATCTAATTGATCTAATAATTCATTAAGCTCATTCTTTTCAGAAGAATAATTTGCCTTCTCACCTTTAAACTTTGTAATAGATTCACGTTTAGTTTCTGCGATACTCTCAGAAGCCTTTGCCATATCCTTAATATACTTTGATTGCATATCAATCTTTGAGGTCTGTAAAGTAATCTCTTGAGTGATAGACTTATAGTCTTCTTTAATGCGTGCAGAGTTTTCTTTAAGAATACTATTCATCTTAGAGAATATATTAATGTCTAATAGATCCTCAATTACTTCACGTCTATACGACGATTTAAGCTGCATGAAAGGCACAAAGGAAGATGATCCTAATACTACAATCTGATGGAAAGACTTATGGTTTAGCTTTAATATATTCTGCTCAAGATACTTTTGATAATCACGTGTTGTTGAACTCTGATTAATCATATGGCCATTCTGCCATATCTCAAATATGCCTGGTCTAATACCACGTTTGATCTTAAACTTATGATTACCAATATCGAACTTAACCGTAACCTCACAGTTCTTCATATTAATAGAGTTAAGCAATGCAGGTTTATTAATGTCACGATGAGGTTTGCCAAACAAACCAAATGAAATGGCGTCTAATATGGTAGACTTACCTGCACCATTTGCACCAACAATAAGAGTAGTAGGACTGCGATCTAACTGTATCAGTGTAGGCGTATCACCAGTTGATAGAAAATTGCGGTATTCTATAGACTTAAAGATTATCATGTAATTTCCATATTTGAAGCTTCTGTGTACAAAGTTTTAATAATACCCTTGATACGATCTTTATTCAATTCGGTATCAACCGCATCAACATAATCATTGAGTAATGTGGCGGTATCTTCAACAGAGACGCTTTCATCGTCAACGTTTTCACCCATGAATTCATCGAATGTTTCTGCAATCTTTAGTTCATGCGGGTTATGCGAATTGACTTCATCTACAAACTTATCGAATAGGTATGCATCACTCTTCTCGGAAACAATGATTTTAACGAACTTATCAGTAATAACACTAAGGTCAGCATCACATCCATTATTCCACTCTAACTTATGGAACATTCTATGTGGGTTTAATACTGGAGTAAGTTCAAGGGTTTCAGTGTCTAATATGTGGAAATACTTAGGATCATCTGCGTCATTCCAATAGAATTCCATCTGAGAACCTAGGTAATGGATGTTATCCCGACTAGATTTAGTATGATAATGGCCACTTAATACAGTATCAAAGTGAGAGAATAAATCAGCATTCATACCAGTATGACTCTTTACGCCTCTCATCATCTCAAAGTTATTCAATTCTAAGTGTGCACCAATGACTTTAGCCTTACAAGACTTAATCCATTTAGTATATTCAACATAGTTTTGGCTGTTAATCCATGGAACAAGTGCCATACGCAACGAACCATATTTCATTACAGTCGGCTTCATAACGATATTAACATTATTAATGTAATACCCTAAGAGTTCCTTTAATGAATTTAGTTCGTTAGTGTTCTTGTAATATACATCATGATTGCCTGGAATAATATCCATCATCATACCATTCTTCTTTAACGGATCAAGGAATATTTCTCTATTATGGTTTAATGCTTTAAAATTAACAAACTTGCGATGATCATAATAATCACCGAGATGCAGTACTTGCTTGATATTGTGTTCTACACAATAGGGAAAGAAAACGTCCGAATAGAACGTTTCTTGGTATTTAAGAAACACATCTGAGGAGTTGCGAATTCCACAGTGTGTATCATTAAGGATTGCTATCTTCAACTTAGAGCCTCATCAATATAGTATGTACCATTATAACATAGTACGGTCAATTTGTACATATTTATTTACGCATATTGTGCTTCTTTTTTCAAAGGATTTGCCGGATCTACATTTAAGTATTTTCCCCACTCAGCATAGAAGTGGCGCATACCAACTTCGTCATGAATAGTATTATTTTCATGTCTGCCGTGTAGTATATTCCTTCGTTCAGTGCCAGGAGCCATGGCTACACCTTGACCTGTAACAGCCAATAAGTCTTCGTGCAAGTTACGTCCGAATGGTCCCCATATGGTATTATGATGATCTATGCGTTTCTGACGATCTTCAGCAGAATCACTTAATAGACCATATCCACGGAACTCAATTAATACGCTATCTGGTCCTAATGGTGTAATACTATCTGTGCGGTATGCAGAGCCTCGAAGGTTAAAGTTATATCCTGGAAATAAGTCTACCATATACCATTGGTTAGGAGGAACACCAGGAAAACTTAATGCACCACGATCTCCTGCACCTTCAAACTTATCGTACTGTACCTCAAAGCTACCTACGTTTACATGTCCGTTATTAAATCCTGTACAAGGACGGGCAAAGTAAGCATCGTTAAAGCCAGTAATGCGATTGAAGTAATGCAAATAGTCATGGTAAAACTCACTATTAGTATCATGCCA